CCCTTCGTAAGATTCAGCCTGAATTGATTAAGAAATGGCAAGAAGCATTTTCCAAGATATTGAAAGAGTGGGATAAGTAATGGCTGGCAGTAGAACACTTAAACTCTCGATTCTTGCTGATGTTGCTGACCTCAAGAAAAATCTTGATGCTGGCTCTAAAGAAGTTGAAGGCTTTGGCGGTAAGTTAGAGAAGTTTGGCAAAGTAGCAGCAGTCGCTTTTGCAGCAGCAGCGGCAGCAGCATCGGCCTATGCAGTTAAGTTAGCGGTTGATGGCGTTAAGGCAGCCATTGAAGATGAGGCTGCTCAGCTTCGTTTAGCCAATGCCCTTAAAAATGTTACTAGCGCAACCGATGACCAAATAGCAGCAATAGAGCAACAGATACTCAAAACCTCTCTGGCTACTGGTGTTGCTGATGACCAATTGCGTCCAGCCCTTCAGCGTTTAGCAACTGCCACAGGATCAGTAACTGAGTCGCAGGATTTACTAAACCTAGCATTAGATATTTCAGCTGCTACTGGCAAAAATGTTGAAACAGTATCTAACGCCTTAGCAAAGGCTTATGAAGGCAACACAGGCTCTCTAACCCGATTAGGCGTTGGATTATCAGCTGCTGAAATTAAGACACTTGGATTAGAAGGAACAGTAAAGCAATTAGCTGAAACTTTTGGCGGAGCAGCTACAGTTCAAGCCAATACATTTGAAGGTCAAATCGCAAGACTTAAAGTGGGCTTTGATGAAGCAAAGGAATCAGTAGGAGCTGCTTTATTACCGACACTCCAAAAGCTTTTAGATTACTTTATTAACACAGTTATTCCTAAATTTATTGAATTTAAGGATGCAGCACTAAAACCAGTTACCGATGCTATTGCTAGAAATAAAGAGTCATTAACTATTCTTTATAACTTTATTAAAGATTTTGTAGTTCCAGTATTGATTAATAATCTTGGCTCAGCGCTTGGCTTTATTGGCAAGGTTGCTGGTGGGATTTTAGATGTTATTGGCGCAGTAGTTAAAGGGATTCAAAGCGCGGTTGGATTTGCTATTGATGCTATTAATGGATTAATTCGCGCCTACAATGCAATTCCACTATTACCAAATATTCCAACAGTTACAAAGCCGTCTTTTAGTGGTGGCGGTGTTGGTGGCGGTGGCGGTGGTGCTGGCATTACAGGTGGGACTACTGGTGGGGGAAGCACTGGCGGCGGTGGCGGTGGCGGTGGCGGTGGAGTTGTAATTCCAGTGGTTAAAGGAGTGTTGCCTACCTTTCCTTCTGGTTTAAATCCAACTGGTGGCCCAATCCCATCTGGATTTGATGTTGCAGCAGCTAGACGCGGAGAAGAACGCGGCAATGTTATTGTCAATGTAAATGCCCCATCAGCAATTGATGAAGAAGGATTTACTAGAGCAGTTATATTGGCGCTGAATAACTCAACTAATCGCGGAACTACTGGCGCTGGCGATCTAAGGACTTCGGCTCAAATCCTATGACCCTTTGGACTCCCGATTGGAAAATTCTAGTCAATGGCAGCGAATTAACCTCGGTTACTCTAAGCAACCTAACTATTACGTCTGGCCGTCAGGATATTAACTCACCTACTCCAGCAGGCTATTGCTCCCTTGAACTCATTAACACCGATGCAACTAATTATGATTTCAGTATTAACACCGCAGTAACTATTGAAATCAAAGATACTACTGGGGCTTATGTCTCTATTTTTGGCGGTCGCATTTCAGACTTGAGGCAAATAGTTAGAAGGGCAGGATCTAGTGCAGTAATTACTAGCTTAAGAATTACGGCTATTGGAGCTTTGGCTAAAACTCAAAGAGCAATATTTGATGGCAACCTAGCCGAAGGTTTAGACGGCGCGCAGATTACAGACTTGCTAGAAGATTTACTTCTCGCTAGTTGGAATGAATTGCCACCAGCCGAGACTTGGGCAACCTACCAACCTGCTACTGAGATTTGGTCTGATGCTGGAGATATTGGCCTTGGCGAAATTGATGCTGGCGAATATACGATGGTTAGCCGTCAAATTACCGATAGTGTCATTTACCCAATCATCAATCAAATTGCTAACTCGGCCCTTGGTTATATGTATGAAGATGCCAACGGCAATATTAACTACGCGGATGCCAGCCACCGCCAAGATTATTTAATAGCCAATGGCTACACAGACTTAGACGCTTCTCACGCCATCGCTTCTGGCATCGGCGTCATTCAGCGCCAAGGCGACTTAAGCAACAAAATAATTATGGACTATGGCAACAATTTTAATAGCTCATATACTGCTCAAGATTTAGATTCTCAAGCCGAATATGGCCTATTTGCCGAGCAATTTAATAGTTATCTAAAAAACGCTGCTGATGTCGAGGATGTAGCAAATCGCCTAATTGGTCTAAGGTCTTGGCCAAGAAATACCTTCCAATCCATCACTTTTGCCCTGCAATCTCCAGAGATTGATAACGCAGACCGAGATGCCCTATTAAATATATTTATGGGTATGCCCGTCAGAATTACCAATCTGCCCCTAAATATCCTTGGCGGCCAATTTACTGGCTTTATCGAAGGCTGGACTTTTAACGCCTCAGTTTCGGGTCTCTCAGTTACCTTCCTAGCTACCCCAACAGAGTTCTCGGCCTTTTCTCAACAATGGGCTCAGGTCAATGTAGCAGAAAGCTGGAATAGTGTGCTCAATACCTTAGAATGGCAAGATGCGATAGGAGTTATTAGCTAAATGGCCAATACAACGAATTACAACTGGGAAACCCCAGACGATACCGATTTAGTCAAGGATGGCGCAGCTGCCATAAGAACCCTTGGCTCATCGATTGATACCACAACTAAAAACCTTAATCCTGAAACTACTACTGGCGATATTGCTTATCGCTCAGCAACCGCTAATGTTAATAATAGATTAGCAATTGGATCAGCTGGACAAGTTTTAACAGTCGCAGCTGGCGTTCCAAGCTGGGCTACGCCAACAGTTGGAGACATAACTGAAGTGCAAGCTGGTGTAGGTATTTCGGTGGCTTCCGGAACTGGTCCTATACCAGTTATTACCAATAGTTCAACTGATTTAATTACAACTGCTGGAGATTTACTTTATGGAACGGCAGCAGATACAGTTGCAAGATTAGGCATTGGGACGGCTGGACAGGTTCTTAAAGTCAATTCTGGTGCAACTGCTCCTGAGTGGGGTGCTGCTGCTAGTGGCGGCGGTATGACTTTGCTTAACTCTGGCAATACTTCTATGAGTGGAGCAACCCACAGCCTTACATCAATTTCAGGGTCATATAAAGATTTACAATTAATTTTTAGAGCAGTATTGCCAGCCAATGATGCAAACTCTTTGCGTATGCGTTTCAATGGAGATTCAACTTCAAACAGACACGCCAATGCTGACGATGCAACTAAAATATTTGGCAGCACAATAACCTTCAACGCAACATCCGTTGGGCTAACTTATGGTATGGATAATGTTACGCAAACAGGTTTAATTAGTATAACAATTCCTGATTATGCAAATACTTCAACTTGGAAACTAGCAATAATCAATTCCGTTGTAAATGATTCTACTACTGCAACCTCAGTTGTAAATCAGTTTATTTATGGAATATATAATCAAACAGGTGCAATTACTAGCCTTGATTTCTTTTTTAACACAGGCAATATAACAAGTGGCAGCGTATTTCTATATGGGGTGCAATAATGAGTAATTTAATAACAATTCACAATTTAGAAAATAACGAAGTTGTTGTAAGGGAAATGACTAAAGATGAGCTTGAGCAACGCAAGCTAGATGCTGCCGAGGCTGCTGCTGAATTGCAAACAAAGTTAGATGTTAAAGCTGCTAAAGCAGCAGCCGAAGCTAAGTTAGTAGCCCTAGGTTTAGACCTAGACGATCTTCGCGCTCTCGGTCTTTAGCACAATCTATAAAGATAATGGCTAAGCTTTGTGCGGCAGGTATTCAGCTTCGGGAGCAAATCGATGACGATTATCCTGATCGCGATAGGAAGTCTGATGGCTGGATTGCTGACGCTCGCCACCTTGCTAAAGGCAGTTCTGACCATATACCAGTCGATGGAATCGTTAGAGCTTTAGATATTGATGCTGATTTATCAGCTCACAAAGAAGAGGCTTACGCG